TCAATTGCAGCTAAATAATTATAATCTATTAATCCTAACATGTCAATTCATTTTAAATTTTTAATAACTAAGCCTAACCCTAAATAAAAGGCATTAAAACGACCTTTTATTATTAACGTTATACAAAATATTAGGGCTGTATAAACATCCCATTATTGTCTGGGTAAAATTCCATACCCTCGTTATCTTTGCATCTTACGCAATTTTCAGCAAAATCAAAACTTTCAACTTCTAAAATCAAGTTTGGTTTTTTCCAACTACTTAAGTCTAAAATAATCTTGTCACCTTTCCCAATTTCGCTAATATGTATTGTTTTCATATAATTTAATTTTAAATTGTTTTTATTATTGTTCGTAAGGTTCATAATAATCACACGGTGTAAGTTTTCCAACTTTAATTTTCTCAATCATAGTTGTAAATTTAAGCCCCGGTTAAGGGGCTATTAATTACATTGATTCAACCGGGCTAAATTCAACCGGGTTAATAACTGGCGTTGCTTTCTCAATTTGCGTTACTGTAATAACACAATCTGTATTTATTTCAAAGTCATCATCTCTGTATTTATACCTAAGAGTTGATAATAGATCATCTAATCTGTTGATCTCACCTGTAAATTTTAGTTCAAATCTCATAATCGTAAATTTTAAGTTTAATTTTATTCTGCTAAGTAAAGCAATTTATTTGATATAACAATATATTTATTATATTATTTTATGTGTTAAAAAACATTAAAACGGTATTATTTCTGTATTAAACTTTTGTCTTAATTTTGGAACATCCCTAATCATTTTTTCCTTTATAGCATCTCGAATAAATGCACATCTTTTATATTTATACTTTTCTGAAATAATATCTAAATATCGCTTTTCTTCAATAGTTAGTTTAACTTGTACGTTTTCAGTAAGTTTAAGCATAAAAGTAATGTTTTTATAGTGGATATACAGATGTTAGTGGCAATCGTTAAGACAGCTCCGAAGGTCTCCATCGACTTCCTTTTGTTAACCAATGTGGATTATCTCCCGACTTACCAAATGACTTTTGAAACTCAATCGGCTTTCCTGTATTACTTTCAAAATAAGCATCTAACATATTGGGTGCATCTTTGGTGTAAACCCAACCTTCTTCATCAATAATATCTTTAACCATATCCCAATACTGAGCATAAGCCGATTGAAAACGACTGCCACTAACACCAGCTATATTTAATTGCTGGCTCTGTGGGTTATCGGAGTTTTGTTCTTTATTCATAATTTATCGTAATTTGATAGTTTAGTATTTCAAAATCAGCAACTAAACATAGCTGTAACCGTTATGCGGCAGCTTAAAGCCACTTGATACGTACATCCATTTCGTCGATGATTTTAGCAATGCCTGACGCTGCGTTTCCTGCGTCAATAGTTCCCACCGAGCCAACACGAACGCCCTTCGTTTCAAGCCAAAGAACAAACATATTCACAACGAACGAGACAACCTTATCAGTGTCAGCTTCCGGCTTAACGGTTCCCACTTGCGGAGTTTTGTCGCTAGAGCGGTCTGACTTCAAATCCCAAATGGCATTAGGACTCATCTTTAGGTCTTTAATGTCACAATCCAAAGCCCACAAAATGCTAAAACATTGGAACATCTGGCAACCTGCGGCATCCGACAGCATCACGGGAATGGCCTTGCTGATGGCCAGAATGTCAGAGTCAGTCGTAGGGATGAGCTTGTTTTTCTGACGCTTGCCGTAAATAAACGGGATGCGACCAATTACGTTCTCCCCCTCATTTTCAACGAGTGATTTAGTGTCTGTTGCGCCATTAAGATAAAAAGCATCAAACTCCTCGTCGGTGTAGACATGAAGAAGAAGCGAGTCTTCGCTGTCGTTCTGCTTACCCATAAACTTAATAAAGATTGTTTCTTCTTCCGGGTTTTCTAGCGAGTCAGACATAACGATGAATGAATCAAATGCAAGCTCTCGGAGTGCTGGCTTGCGGCCCTTGTCTACAAAGGGTTCCCACGCGAATCCCTTAAACAGGGTTGAGTAGACGTCTGCAATGCCGCCGCTCACGTTAATACTTAACGCAGCAGAGTAGTAGTCAACAAAGGCTTGGCCCTGTGCATCCGCTGCTTTTCTCACAGGTGGCTTTGTGTATGAGCATGAAACCTTGTCTGCGTAGCGTTGCAGGATGTTGATGGGAAGAATGCGGTCTTTGATGGCGTTGAAGTATTGAGGCGAAAGACTGGCCTGCATACTTTCGGTAACATACTTAAGAAGGTTACCCTCGTAGATGTCTAGGGTCTTGTGATTGTGCTCAAGGAACTCGCGGTGGGCCTTAACGTATTCAATAATCTGCTGGCGCTTATCCTTAAGCATGAAGCTCTCCTAAAGTTGAATTGTCCTTGATTGTCCTGCGCTAGTGGTCAGACTGTCAAAGTCGATCATATAGCCTATGGCCGTTGTAACGTGCTGCTGCGGCAAGGTGTCATCCTCTACAAGATCGGCCGATTTTTTAAACTGAGTCATGCGGAAACCTTCATCTAGCCATTTGTCATAGAGATAGAGTCGCACTTGCTTGGCGTCGTTTTGAAAGTGGGCATTAACCAGATTATGTCTTCTTCTGATGGGTGGGTTCTTTGTGGGAAGCATAAGCTTTACCTGTAATTTCCCGCCGTTCTTCTTTTGGTAGTTTTGGAGAAACTTTAGAATGATGTCGTAATCGGACTTAATTGATCTGGTGTCTCGATTCTTTCCAGTTTCATCTCCATAAACGCTTACGGTCATGGCGCTCTCAAGGACTCCGCTGGCCGCGATCTCTTCCATTATGTCTTCGGTTCTAGCACCCTCAACGTGATAGGCCTTAACCGCATGGTATGCATTGCCAACTTTGTAACATGCGGCAGCACTCATGGGCTTACCGTGGCCAATGTTAAAGTCATGACACAGCCTAAGCTCGTGCGTAGGTCCTTCGTACTTCTCGCGGAAGTTTCTTTCCTTGTCGTAGTTATAGTAAACCTGATCTCTCGCAAGCTCCACCCACTCGCCGTAAATGTAGCGCTGAATAGATTTTGGGTCTAAGTCTTGCTTAAGTTGTGCAATGTAAACCGGGTCCAAGAATGGGTTATCCGTTGTGACTGACTTGAAGACGTGCTTTGTTTCTTGCTTCTCATCAAAGAAATAACGATAGACCCAATGGCTAGGAGCGTCTGGGTTGGTTGCTGCTATTAAGAGGTTTTCCTTAACGTGGGGCAAGCGGCGAAGACGCGCCTTAAGGGTCATAAACGCTTCTTTGTCTTCTTCCGTGTTCTCGGTTAACTCCTCAAAGACAAGCATAGAAACCTTGAGCGAGCGTCCTTTCTTGTAACGCTTATCACTCCATGATCTTGAGATAATTTCAGAGCCGTTTGAGAATTTAATCGCGGCCGTTGATGTGTTCACCTTGTAGTCCACGCCCTCGGTTAATCCGTCGCAATCGAGATGCTCAATGATTTCCTTAAAGATCGTTTCCTTTAGGTCTGGCAGCGCTTTTCTTGCCAGCAGAACAACAGAGCGTGGGTTGAATAAGCAATGAGTGACGGCAAGGTGCGCCATGAGAATGGACTTCGCGCTACCGTATGAGCCAGAGAGAAGAATTTCTAAATTGCCCCGTGAGTAGTCCCAATCTCTTCGGACTAGGTTGACTACCTTTTTCTGGTAAGGCACTACTGGGACAAAGGTTGTTAGCGTTGTGCCGCTATTTAACATTGTAGGCGAGCTTTAGTAGCCCCTTGGTTTCCTCGGAAGCTTCCACTTCCATTTTGTCGCGCATCGTTGTGTGGTTAACCAGCATCAAGCGAGTAATGCCTTGGTTGTATTCACCGAGAAGGCCCTTATTGCAAAGAAACTCCTCTTGAATGTTTTTGCAATGCGCATAGGTGCGTCCAAATTCCGGGTACTTCTTGGACCAATCGAGCAACGCCTCGCGTGAGATTTGAGATTTAATCGAGAATTTGTTGATTGTTGGTGGGACGTTTTGCTTTCTGGTCTTAACCTTAACGACCCTGCCGCCACTCGCTACTTCTTCTTCGATCTCAATGTAATCCGGCCATGTATCAAAGAAGTCCCGCATTTCTTGGTTTACTTCGGGATAGTAGTCCGACGGCCTTCCGACAGGGTTGGCCATTATTGCTCTACCTGGATAAATGCCACGGTCATCAATCGCTTATTAAGCGACCATGCGTTAAGAAGCTTTGAGATGATTTGTTGCTCGTCGGGATTTACTTCGAGTGTGATCTTAAGGCTACCATCTACCTTAGTAGAGATACCTGAAAGAATAGCGCTGCACGCGCCAAGTTCGTTTGGTTGAGCCACTGGCCCTCCTTGTATTCTGCACAGCAGAGATACTTAGAGGGTTAAGCAATTTCAGCGGTCTGTCAAATTATCTCGCATCAACGCAGTTTTGGGGCGCACTTGATACGATGGAATACTCGTTTGCAATGTCACCCGCAAAGCTTGAAAGCGAGCTAAACGTCTGGGTGTGATTGTCATAAGTCGGGATGATTTGGCTTTGATTCAGGCTAATCTCGTAGGCGAAAGGGCAGCTATTTTGAGTGGTAACTGTACCCGAGTAATGCGTCCCATCCCAAGTTAATGTCCCGGTGATGTTAGTCTTAAGCATTGGCAATGGCCCTGAGTCGTTACCGTAAATCATTCCCTCGACTTCACAAGAATGCCCTACCTGGCACTGGGCCTGGATAATGATTGAAGCTTGGCCCGTAACAATTGGGTTAAGGGTCTGCTTAAGCTTATAGGTCACTTCGGCAATGCTCTCCTGGCCACCGGAAGACGAGCCCCCACCGGAGCCGCAGGAGACAAGAACCAGCAGGAGAGAAAGGGTAATTAGTTTCATATGCACCTCTTAACGGCATTATACCATGAAACTTTATTTATTTATAAGTGATTGGATTGACTAATTAAAATGTCGGGGGCAACCTCTTGTCACACACCCGACACCACACACGGACTGAAACCGCTATTTAATCATGGCAATGTGATTAGGGTGTGTCAAATTACGCTATAAGGTTAAATTCCCGCTGATTTAGTACTCTAAAAAGTGCCGCTTATGTGACGTTATTTGTCACAATCTGGCGTGGTTTTCGTGGCTCGCGCAACTTAAATGGGTGCTTTATCCCGAGTAATCTTTTTCCGAATTTGAGACGATGCTCCGTGTTTTGCTTGCTCGTAACCCACTCAAGATTTTCCAAGCGATTATTCTGCCTATTGCAATCAATGTGATTTACCTGTAGCCCACCAGGGTCGCCCACAAATGCCAGTAGAACTATTCGGTGCACTTTCAAAACCTTTATGCGGCTATTTTTGCAAAGAGTGACGGCTAAATAGCCCTTTGGTGTTATAAATGGCTTAAGCTCTCTTGCTGCGTAGAAACCAATTGCGCCATCCTTTCGGGGAACATGCCTATCAAGGCTGTACACTCTTCCGCACCTTGATACGGTATAATGACCCTCATACCCAGGAACTTCTTTTACATCAATGGACTCACTCATTTCGACACCTCCTCCCGAAGTCTGGCGATTAATTCGGCGTGCTTAACAAGCGTGTCATGTCCTATTGTGCCAGCGCCGAAGTCGTAAGCCTCAAGAGCTTCGATAATTTCCAGGACAGCAACTGCCAACTCCCTTCGCTCATCGGTTGCGCCAGCGGTGTAGGCATCTGTTATAAGTCGCCCAAATCGAAAGTCTAGTTGCTGATCAACCTTGTTTCCGATCATGGCTTTAGTGGTGTGCTCTTCCGCTCTCTGCTGGATGGATTTAGTGGTCATTTCAAAAGCTCCAAAATCTCACGCGCTAATGAAATTCTTCCATCATTTTCGCCCCCATAGTAAGCGTCATCAATGTTTCCGCCAGCGTAATCGTCTGGCATAAAGTCCTCATCGTCTGACCAGGCTTTTTTGTCGGCAATACCTTTGAGTTTTTCTACGATCTCTTGTTTCTTTGTGTCTTCCATAAATCTCCTAGTTATTAACGCCGTAGCGCTTTAAGATTTCTTTGTGCTTAGTGAGTGCTTCGTGCCAGCTGCAAAACTGCGTCCCCTTCATTCCATGGAAGCATGTGCACAATCCAGAGCTGTCCAGTGCGCTCTCAGTGAGATTCGCCAACCCCCTCGCCACCTCAATGAGCTGTGATTTTTCGGATTCAGCTAATCGCCTTAACTCATGCGGCGTAGGTTTTTCTTTCCTTTGCAGGGTCAGCACATAATCACAGCGTTTCTCTTTATCTCGAAAACTCATCTCGACGTAGTTTTCAGCGCCATCCAGAAGCTTTCGCATCGCTGCGGTGTAAAAGACCATGGCTCTCTGGGCATCAACAATGTCCATTTCGATAACGCCGTTCTCCATATGGAACTTAGATATTTTGGGCTCATCCTTCACTGTCGCGCTCCTGCTTGAGTTGTTTAATTAGGTCGGCGTGTTTTTCAACACAAGGGAGACGCTCATGCGCGTACAGTACAGTCATTCCCTTCGCCATCTCCAAAACCACATCGCCCAGCTTTTTGTTTTGAGCTTCGAGGTCGCCAACTTTTCTTATTAGCGTCTCGGCTTGTTCTATTCGCATTGAGTTCATTTTCTCGAAGTCGTTTTCCCATTGCTCAATTTTTGCCTCAAGTGCCCTGCGCTCATTTTCCAGCGCGACGTTTTGAGCTTCGAGGTCGGTGCGCCTTTCTTCCATCACACTAATGACTTTAGCCGCAGTAAGACTAGCCTTACTAAGAAGTCCACGAGTGCAATGGTCGATGAGCTTACTATACTCGTCGCCAACTCTTTCCCACTCAGCAAGTTCTTTGCGGTACTCTTCACGGGCATTAAGAAGAACTTTATTGGTCATTACTATCACAGTCTCAAGCTCCGCAATGCGCCTCCTGTCTTGCTCCATTTCCTCGTGGCAGACAGTGTTTTCTTTTGCCAGCCCAGCAATCTCGGCTTCAAGCTCCGCAACCTTCGCATTTAATTCATTGATCCGATTAAATTGCCATTCGTGACTAGTTAAGCCTTGCTCAATCTTCGCCAAAAGTGGCGCACGCACTTCTTGCCACATGTCCTCGGGCTCAATGAAGTCTGGAAAATCGATGCCGCCGTTTTCTTGTCTCTTCCTCTCTTCCCAATCCGCATATCCCTCACTCGCCTTCGCACTCATCTCATCCATGGCGCGTTTATGGCCAGAGATTTCTCCGGCGGTGAAAGCGTCTCTGGCTATGTCTTTAGGCTTATCCTCATTGCAGTAATCATCGGTTTCAAGATACTTTTCCGCTCTCTCCTGCGCCTCTTGTTGTGTGCTCATACTTCCTCGATGATAAGGGAAATTTCAAGAACCTCGTAGCGCGCCTCATTGGGCTGGAGATACCATTCAAGCATTTCATCGTGGCTAAGAATTACAAAAATGCCGTCGTAAATAGCGTCATAGTAAACAATTTTTAGGAACACATTCATACGCCAGCCTTTTCAAAAACTTCGTAAACGTGCAATACTATCGAGCCACTCGACTCTTTCAAGATTTTCGCCTTAATCCCCTCAACCTCTTCTCTCGTCCAGGTTTGCTTGGGTGGGAGTGGTTCGATTTGCCAGTCTTCGGCAACAACGTCTTGCCAACTAAACAAGGGGTTTTCTGCTTTGGTAAGAGCATTGCATCCATCGTTTTTGCGCCCAAACGGGCGCCCGCTTGAAATAGCCTCGGCGAGTGTTAGTCCTGTGGTTTTCATTTTGGCTCTCCGTAAAAATAGGTTTTCTTCGTCACAGCAAACCAAAGCCAGTGCCACATTTGCAGGCGGCTAGTGGTTGAGGTGTGGGAAAACCGCAAAAGCTTCCATGAGAAGCATCCGGCTATATTAAAACTCATTCAATCCCTCGCTTTAAAATGCTTCTCATTAAAAAAGAAACCCCGGGCGAGTCACGCCAATGAAGAACCCGGGGCCAGCGTTTTTAGGCGCTTAAATTATGTGCTTGGTGTTTGGCGTAACCCTTACTTTTCTAGCTCAGTTCTATTTTCTTGTAAAGCGTGGCCTGTAAATTCTCGGCGCTCTGTGACCATAAAGATTAACCCAATCTTGTTCGGTCAACTCAGAATCTTGAAGTGATTCCATAAAGCGGTATACAGCTTCTTGCTCGACTTCGTTCATGTCCTCAATGAGTGCCGCCATCTTGCGGAATGATTCCTGTTGTTCTTCTTCGGTTGATTTCATTTACTTTCCCTAGTTGGCATAACAACTATAATTTCGTTTCGGTAAATGGTCCCCCTGAAATCCAAATATGGACACACATTGTTTAGTTCGTCGTAAATAACCTCTCTGCTAATCCTGCGATCATAATACTTATAAGAAATCTTAACCCTTACGGCACCCTCGCTGATCATCAAGTTGCCCACCTGGGCTACCCCTTGCCTTTCATAATTCGCCTTTAATCTATTGGCCGTTTTCTTGTCGAGCCTTGCGTCTATTTCGTAATCGTAGCAGTACTTTCTATTCATTTCCTACCTCGCTTTTTTGGAATAATAACCACTGCAATCTTGCCGGCGGGAACAGTATAGGTCGTTATCGGAAGCTGTGCCCTGACTTCTTTCATTGCCTCATCGCGATCTTCCCGGCTTTCAAAGCACCAAAAGTAGACCTGCTTTCTGTCTTTGTAGAATGTGAGAGTGAATCCAAGCCCATCGCTCGGGCGAACCTCATCAATGTGACTTAATTTAACTGGGTGATTTGGTCTTTCTAGGAAATGAGGCGTCTTGCAGGTTATAAATTCATTCATTGGCGTTCTCCTTTTGCTTCTTTGAAAAATCAACAACTCTCTGGCAGGTTTCCACGTCAAACATTCCTATATGCGTCTTTTCCTTACTTAAACCTAAATAGTCCGAAAGTTCCGCATAGGCCTGACTCCTAGAGATGCTGCCATTCTTCCAAAGAGGGTCAAATTCTTTGTGTGCGCTCATTCTTGCTTTTCTCTCCTCGTCGGTTGAAAGAGTGCCGAGGGGTTTGATTGTTCCTCTATGGCAGCCAACCCTGCGCTTGCAGCCACCGCACTCATAAACTTTAACCCACGAAAGGTCCGGCCTGCGAGGATAAATCTCTCTCCCGGTTTTAAGCTCTGATTCACATTTACAAGCGTCGCAGTAAGGCTTTCTCATTGGCGTTCTCCGTTGATTAATAGTTTAGCTTTTGGTAACGCGAGGCCATCCTACCTGTCCGACCTCATAATTATAAGTCCGACCGTTACAATGGGTAGTTTCTTCTCGACCGCTCTCGGGTGTAGGCCCTCATTCCATCCATGGACTTCTAGCAGTGTTTTCTTTTAGCTCTAGCCTATTTGGCAGCTACGTCCAGATCATGCTGGCTCAATAGTCTAGCTTCCGTATAACGCTCGACCAGCTGGCTTTATCCGAGTTTGCTTGCTTTCCGACGTTGCGCACGGCCCGGGTTTCCAGCTCCCGCCCTTCGGTACATGTGAAACTTTAGTGATTTTTTGCGCACATTAAATACGCGCTACGCATTAGGTACTAAGGCGGGACTGTACATGTTCGTACTGTACGAATCTGGTACCAATTCAACCTTCTGTCTAAAACTTTTGCGCCACGCTAGGATGGCCATGGCAATTTCAGCGCGTGACTTTGTGAGCGCCCAGTTGCGAATCTTGGCGCGTTGCTCGTTGATCTGGTCCTGCATTAGCTGGTTCTTTCTGGCCTCTTCGTAGCTGATGGCGAATGGTGGGAGAAAGATCACTCTCCCCAAAGGCTCTTCTTTAAGCTCTTCCATGATACCCCTGTCTTAATCGCCTTAACATTGTGGACGGCGACGCCCACGGTAGAGGCTATGGTTGCAACATGTGCCCCTTCCTTGAGCGCGATGATTATCTCAACGGCTTGCTCTTTGCTTAAAGCAACTCGGCCCCTTCGATAATCATTCCTAATTAGGCCAGTCCTTGCTGCGTGCGCCATGTTTTCTGCATGGGAAACGTACTCTAAATTGCCTATGTAATTATCCTGCTTGTTGCCATTTATATGGTTAACACAAAGAGAGGATTTCCCATAAAAAGCTTCCATGACAAGCCTGTGGACAGCCGAGCACCTTGGCTTTCCGTTAATGTATAAGCTGACTCGCCCATAACCCCTATGCGTTCTCGCTCTCAGTATCCTTCCCCCTATTACTCTGGACCTTCCTGATTTTAAGACTAATTTGCGAGTGAGTGATTTTATTCTACCAAGACTACTTGCCGCATATCCAGGGGCACCGGGAACAGCCCTCCACTCCTCTGGTGCGCTCACTAAAGACCCTGTTTCTTGAGTTGAAAATAAAGTTGGCTGAATAGTTGGCATAAGCTCTCCTCGGTTGAGGAATTTATACTCTGCGAAATACCAGACTTAAAGCAGGCCAAATGGAAAATTTCGTGAGCGAGTATTTTCTTCTTATATGCGCTGGGTGCATCCGCGCGAATTAGAACGCTATCCTCAAGCAATAGGGCCAGCCCTAACACGTCCTCGCCTGCCTCTTCGTAGTTTGCCATAGCCTGGGCGGAGGCTTGCTTAACGCTGATTTTATCCCCCAGGATAACCACCGATCTTGGAACGCTCATACCCACCCCCGTACTTAAATGATAGGGGTGCCTATTAAAGTTGGCATGGGGTTTAAATCCGACGGTTTGGCTTTTTTACATTATTACATTTATTTTGTGTACTTTTATCAACAAAAGCCCGATAATTAGGCATAGCAAGCAAATCGGAGGAATTATGCGGATTGATCTAAAAAACTGGAACAGGCTTTGTGACAAGGGTGATGAGATGGTGGATTTTTGCGCTGTGTGGCGCGAAGAGATGAATAACGGCAAAGGCGCGGCCGTACTTGTTAAATTTGGAGAAGTCGGGTTTTTCCCAGCGCCTCAATTTAAAACACGCGCGGATGTAGAATCCTTTAATCAGTCTCTAAGGGTAACTTCTGCCCAAGCAAAGGCCATGGAGACGGGCTCGGTGCTTGGCTTTCATGTCATAGCCGCCAAGCCGACAACCTGGAGCGGATTCATTAAATAAAGTTGACGGGGCAAAATGCCCCCTGATAGAAAAGATTTTCAACAAAGGAGTCACGTCATGCTAACAAAAAAACAAGTTGCCCAGATTAGAGAACTCAAGCGCGAAGGCCGATCAATCAAGGAAATCGCAGACGCGGTTGGGTGTTCGCCGCCGTCGGTTTGTCGCTACACAAAAAGAATGCGCGCCGCTCGCGTTTCGCCCAATGGAGATTTTTCTCTGAGCGCGGAGCACGTTAAGCTCGTCGCTCGGCTTTCGGCGAAAGAGATTGAGATGCTGGCCGACATGGTACAAAAGGGGATTCTTCCTTAATGGAAATCTCCTCGTGCCCTCGTTGCGGTAAAGACTTTGATTCTGACCCACGCGATATAGGCACTTACTTTTGCTGTTCACACAAAGATTTAAAACATTTCGACTTTGCGATTATTCAAACAATTGCCAACCAGCTACAAAGGAAAGTAAATGAGTCGCGCCAAGCCAAAAAAGAAGCAGCTAACCAGGGTGCGAGCCGAGGCCTTGCTGCGCCGGAAGTTTGGAGGAATCCAAAATGATGGCTCGCTTGATTGCTGCATAATCACCTATCTTTGCGGCTCTATTCCGCAGGCTCTTAGTTATGATTGGGAAAAGTATTGGCATGAAATTAACACCGAGCATTGTCGGATTATTACGGCTTACTTCCCTGAATTCCCCAGCAATGGAGAGGTGTCGTTTCTTCGCCTTCTAACTGCCCACATCTTTATCAGGGAGACATATAAATGAGTCGCGCCAGAAAGCTACAACATCTGTTCATGGTCATGCACGTCAAGCCACTAGAGAGCGCTGACCTAGTTCGCGAGCTTCGGGAAATCTTCGACGTTGAAGTTGATGAGCCAGATCGTGCGCTTATTATTAACCTTAAGGCCGTTTGCGACATTCATGAGCAAGCGGAAGACGTTAATCGCGAAC